GCCGACTGGCGGCGGCCTGACAAGATTCCGACGCCCCGCGCCGCAACGCTGCGCCACGCGTCGCTCCGCATCGCGCCGCCACGCCCCGCCCCGCAACGCACCGCACCGCACCGATCCTGACGGAGAGATACCGATGTCCCGCCCCCGTCCGCCCTGACAAGATTCCGCCGCGCCGCAGCGCAGCGCGCCGCGCCGCAACGCTGCGCCACGCAGCGCGCCGCAACGCTGCGCCACGCAACGCACCGCACCGATCCTGACCGAGAGATACCGATGCCCCGCCCCCGTCCGCCCTGACAAGATTCCGCCGCGCCGCAGCGCCACGCGTCGCACCGCGCCGCAGCGCGCCGCCCCGCAACGCACCGCACCGATCCTGACCGAAAGGCCCACAATGACCCTCGATCTGTCCCTCAAGACCGAAACCCGCCTGCTGATCGACGCCCTCCGCGCCGTGCCGCTCGGCCAGATCGTCGATTTCGGCACCCTGTCCGCCGCCTGCGGCCTCGACGTGACCAGGAAAGGCCGCAGCCTGCTGTCCTCCGCGCGCAGCATCGCGGCCCGCGACTACGGCGCTGTCTTCGTCAGCGAGCGCACCGTCGGACTGCGCCGCCTGCGGCCGGACGACGCCCCGACGCTCGGACAATCGGCCCGCAAGCGGATTCGCTCCACCTCGGGCGCGGCCATGAAGAAGATGGTCGCACTCGCCGAGGCGTCGAACAGCCTGGCGCCGGAAGCGCAGCGCCAGCTGAATGCCGAACTGGCCATCCACGGCTTGCTGCGCGAGATCGCGACCGATCGCACCACCGAAAGCATGCAAAAGGATACCGTGAAGCCGCCCGCGCTGGTCGCGCAGAGCTTCCTGGAGCATCTCGGGCTGGACCGCGCAGGCGATGCCCCCACGCAATGAAAGGCCCTCCGCCATGACCCTCACGACCCGCGACGAAGCCATCCGCGACCTGGCCGACCATGCGTCGGACCAGTGCGAGGCGCTGGCGAACAAGCTGACCGCCGTGATCGACGGCGAGGATGACGACGGCGAGACCGAGCCCGAGCGGCTGTGCGGCATCGCCCGCGACAAGCAGGGCCGGGCGGTGCTGGTATTCGCCGAGCCGGGCGTCACGAACCGCCGGACGCTGGTCTACGTCGATGCGATCCTGGCGCTGGCGAAGCTGCTGAACGGGGAAGTGGGGGTGAACATTGATGCCTGACAAGCCCATCACCACAGCCGCTGAGATGCGCGTGGCGGCTGCGGGAGCGGTCGCCAAACTGATCGGCCGCAACATCCGAAGAGATGAAGCTTTGGACGCTGGCGAAGGATACGACCTGGCCATCGACGAGGCGCAAGAGGCCATCCGCGCCGAAGACGATCACCCGCCGCCGCCAAAAGCGCGATTTTTTAACGCTAAGCGTATTTTTCCCCTTGCAGCACGTTACGCTATGCGTTATAGATAAGGCATGGAAACGGGGCGAGGCCCCAGCAGAGGAGACACGACGATGACCATCCTGAGCACTGTTGATCCTACCTACGTCTACGACGAAACTTTCGAGCGCGTTTCGCGCGAGGTTTTCGACGCTGGTGCCCGTGCCTACAACGAGGAGACGGCTCCGTCCCGCCGTATCCGCGACGAGGCGCTGGACGCTATCACCCGCGCCCGCGACGAAGCGATCGAAGCGGCCCGACGCGCCCGAGACGAGGCGATTGCGACAGCGCAACGCGAGCGGGATGAAGCTGCGCAGCCGGACATGGATGCCTACAATCGCGCCGTCGCGCAGGCCCGCGCCGCCTTTTACGAGGCCAAAGACTTCGCTTGGCGCGTCTACAGGGCGGACTGGGATGAAACGTGCAGCGCCTACAACGTGGCTGTCGATCATTTGCGGCGTGCTCACTTGGCGGCGGTCCATCCCGCGTTGGACAAGGCGCTCGCTGCTGCGCGACTGACCTGATTGATTGGTGCCCGGTCTCACCGAGGCCGGGCATCCCGACGGACACAAGCACAGAAACAAGGAGAGACGACGATGACCCAAATGGTTCCCGTGATCGACGCGCGCATGGATGCTGAGACCGGCCTTTGGCTGGAAGAAGTCTTTGCCACCGGACCCTTTGAGACCGTTGATCTGGTGGACTGGTGCCGCCGGCCGGACACTGACACCGAACACCTCGACATTGTGGATGCATGGCGGCGTGGCGACGAGATCACCACCGTGCGGCCCGGCAAAGACGAGGAAAGCGAGTGGAAGGAGATCACCGCCGCCGTGCGCTGCCACTTCGTGTGATCTGACATGCGGCGCAACGCCAAGAGTACCACATGACTCCCGAGGAAATCCGCAAGGCCCGGCGCGAGCTGGGCCTTAGTCAGTCCGAAATGGCCGCTGTAATGGGCCTGCGTGGCGCCCCGTCCGTGTCCGAATGGGAACGCGGCATCCGCATCCCGAGCGGTCACGCCGTGCGGCTGATCCGCGCGTATCTGGACGGATACAGGCCCGCAGACTGGCCTGTTTGACCACACTCAGACCGCCGGAACACCCAGCGCTCCGGCGGGCTCTCAATTCGACAGCCGGTCGATCATCGCGACCCCGCCACCGCTCGTCCCCATTCCGCCAGCGCTGCATGCCGCGCGGCGCAATCGGACAGCGCGGTGCGGTCGCGGCGCCAATGGACCACCACCTCCGCCTCGGTCAGCGCCCGCACCAGCAGCCTCTGCGGCAGCGCACATGGCACCACCAGCGCTGCTGGCGGCGGGTCAAGGCGCGCATCAACGCCCGAGCAAGCGGCGCACAGCGTCAGCGCCGAGACATGGGCGATCAGCGGTTTCGCTATCACGGTCGCGTGCCTCCATCCCTGCCAGCAGCTCCGCGCGTTCGGCCGCGGCGCGGGCGATGATTTCGGCCTGTCCGGCCGCGCGCGCCTGCGCGATGGCCCGCTGCGCGGCCAGCGCCGCCGTGCGGGCCTGCCAGCGCTCGCGCTCGCCTTCGCGGCCGGTCCACCAGCCATGCGCCCAGACCGCGCCCAGCACGAGCGCTGCGGCCAGCAGGCGGTTCTGCCAGACAACGAGGCCCCACATCGTCAGCGAACTCGTGCGCACCGACCCCGCCGCACGGCGAAGGATGCGCGCGGAAATCCGGCACTCCCGACAGGCCGGAACCTGCCGGGAGGCCGCGTTGCGACCGGCGGCACCGCCCAGCCCGCCGGGAACGCGATCTCGTAGGGAGCGCGCATTCAGCGCTTGCCCCAGATGCGATAGACGCCGCCCGAAAGCACAAGGGCGCCAAGGATCGCGCGCACCAGAGCCTCGACTTCGATCACGATCACGCCGTCCTGGATCATGACGCCCCAGCCCGCCATGGCCTCCAGCGCCGCCAATGGCAGCAGCGAGAGCGCGTAGATGATGATCCGGACGGCGACGTAGTGCAGGGGATTCGTCATGTCACACCTCGTTTGTGGAAAGGGCCAGATTGCCCGCTGCTCGCTGCGGCAGGTTGATGGGTCGGGCAGGAAAGGTCGCGGGCCAGCGCGCGGCCAGAAGGCGCGACCTGGCGATCCGGGTCACGCTGACGGTGTCGCCCTGATTCCCGCCCAGGACGTGAAAGGCGCTGGCGTCTTGCCCGACCGCGAATCCGACGTGCCCGCCGGAGCCGCGCGAGAAGACCAGCACGCAGCCGAACGTGGGCTCGGTCGGCACGCCGAACAGCGCCCAGTTGCGCGCCCAGTAGGGGTTCGCTCCCAGCGCGCCGGGCCAGGGCTCATTCGGCAAGTCCAGTCGGATCGCCGTTTCGGCGAAGTCGCCGCACCACGGCAGCGCCTTGGGGTCGCCCAGCGTCCGCCCGTCCGACTGCAGCCAGGCGCGCAGGCGGGCGTTGTCGCGCACCTCGTGCCAGCCGTAGGGCACCATCGCTGCCGCCATCCAGGGCAGGCCGCTGGTCGTCGTCGCGGGCGCGGTCGGCACGGTCGGCGCGGGCACCCCGGCCATGGCCAGCGCGCTGCGCCGCACATCGGCCACGCGATTGGTCCAGCCCTTGCCGAAGGTCGCCCAGCCGCGCATGCGCTGCAGCGCTGCCATGCGGTTCGAGGTGGCGCGGGTGATCACCCCCGCCCGGTCGGTCGCCCCCTGCGCCGCCCGCAGCGTGACCGGGCCGATGGACCCGTCGGCCAGCACGCCCAGCGCCGCCTGCAGCCACCGCGCGCCGGTCGCGGGCCCGCTGTTGACGCCTGCGTCGAAGGCCACCAGGTCAAGGCCGGGCGGCAGGTCGTCGCCGCGCACCTTGTCCCAGTACCAGCGGCGGTAGATCGTCTGCACTTCGTCGTCGGTGATCCGGCGCAGCTCGTCCTTGGTGACACGCCGCCCCTTCCACCGGGCATAGACGCCGATGGTGATCCCCTTCATGGTGGCGCCGCCGGGGTCGTCGGGGTGGTCGGACCAGCCTCCCTCCCATCGCAGCGTGACGGCCAGGCATCGCTCGAAAGCGGTCATGGGTCGGTCCTTTCGATGAGAGTGTAGACGACGGCATCCGTCCGGTCGTGCGTCCTGACCCCGTTGCAGTCGTAGTCCAGCGCCAAGTGAAGCTCGATCCGCCCCGCCTGCAGGTTCGGCGGTTGCGTGAGCACAAGGCGCAGCCGGGTCGGCTCGGTGGTGATCTGCCGCGCGCCCGGTATGGGGTTTCCCGCAGTCGTGATCCCGGTGCCGTCCGTGAACAGGGGCGTCGTCTCGATCAGCCGGCACTGCGCCCCAAGGCGGGTGCGCTGCATCACCAGATAGAGGACCACCGGCCCGCCACGAACGACCGGCTCCGCGACGTAGGACAGGCCGGGAATCTGCCGGATCACCCGGTCCTCGCCCGAGGCCCGCGCCACGTCCGCGCGCAGGTTGCTGATCGCCTCCTGCACCGCATGGAGATCATTGCGGATCGCCGCGATGTCCTCGGAGGCGCGCCACGTCGCCTTGATCTGCGTCCAGAGCGGCGTCAGGGTGAAGATCAGCACCGCAAGGACCGCCCAGATCAGAGCGCGCGCGGCTGCCTTCTTGGCCTCATCGACGATGAAATTGCGGGTCGATTCGAGCTTTTCGTTCATTGTTCTGTCCGGCTGAAGTCGGGGGCGGTCAGCGCCGGGTATCCCGGCCCGCCGCGCCCTTCGGCTGCTTGAGCGTGAGGGTCGTCAGGAACCCCGACGACCGCCCGTATTCGTGCGTCACCGCCTCGATCCGGTAGGTGCCGTCCACGCCCGGCCGGCACCCCGTGACGCGGCACAGGCCCTCGGGCTGCGCCGCGATATTGCCCTCGATCACGACCTGGCCTTCGCCGGATTTCCGGTCGGCCTCCTGCGCGTCCGAGCGCGCACGCGCTTGCGCCGTCTCCGCATCTGGCGCCGGCATGATCGCGGTGCGGATTGTCCGGGCGCCCTCGGTCCCGGTCGCCGCCTCGACAAGGCGCCAGGCCGCGGCGCGCAGGTCGTAATACCGGACCGCGACCTTTTGCTCGGCGTTCCGGCTCAGGATCGGGGCGATGTCGTAGCGGTGCAGGTTCTCGCCCCAGGCCGCCCGGATTTCCGGCAGCGCAGCGCCGCCCACCCCGACCCCGCCGTTGCGCAGGGCCAGGATCGCACGGGTCCCCACGATCTTGAAGGTGCCGCCGACCTCGCGCGCGATCCGCTCGCCGAAGGCGGCGAAGCTCTCGTCGTCGAGCGCCAGGTAGCGCCGCGCAAGCGCCGCAAGCGCGGGATCGACGCGGACGTCGATGCCCGCCAGGCGCCCCGCGCGGGACATGGCCTCGCCGATGGTCGTGTCGTCGAGGTGCAGACGCCGCGGCTCCTTTGCCGGCCCGCGGGTGTCCATGCCCTTCGCGCCGACGGTCAGGGTCCGCCCCTCGCGCCCGCCGGAGGCGCTGATCTCGTCCACGACGCCCGTGAACGCCGGGCCGACCCCGCGACCCTCCCATCCCAGGAAGACCTCGACCTGGGCGCCCGGCTGCGGCATGACGATCTGGCCGTCGGTGTCGTCCAGCACCAGCGACGCCGTGTCGCTCGTCTGCCCCGCCTGGTCGTTGACGGTCAGGCTGATCAGGCGCGACAGCAGCCGATCGGTGATGTCGGTCCCGCCGACCACGACCTTGACGATGGCGCGCATGGCCTCAGTCCCAGAGCCGGGTCAGCCGCACGTCCGGCTCGCGGCCCCGCGCTGCCGGGATCGGCAGGCGCACGACCGTGCCGACCGGCAGGTATGCCCCCAGAGCCGCAAGGCCTGGGTTGGCGTCCAGCACCGCCTCGACGAGGCCCGGCATCGGGCGACGAAAGCGCCTCCAGACGATCCGCGGGACCGTCACGCCCTCGCTCTCGACCGTCACAGTTTCGAACGTGCCGCTCATCGCACCAGCGCCTCCATGATCCCGGCGAAGGCGCCAAGGCTCGGACCCGGCGCCTTGCGCAGCCGGATCGTGACGTCGAGCTTCTTGCCCACCCCGCGCGCGTCGAGAAACTCCGATCGGACATCGACCCCGAGGATCGCGTGCCAGCCGTAGGGCCGGCCGTCGCCGCGGATCAGGTATTGCGGCTGTCCGCTCGCCTGCATCGCCGCCAGGACTGCGAGACCGCTCCGGCCGCCCAGCGCTTCGGGGAACAGCCGCCCGTTGAGCGTGATCTCGCTCGTCCCCGGCCCGACGTATTCAAGCGGCGCCGCAGTCCCGACCACTGGCTTGACGACGAAATCGGACTCGCTGCGCTCGTCCGTCTCGTGAACGTTGAATGGCGCGACCTCGATCCGCAGGGCTCCGAGCAAATACAGCATCAGGATCGGACCCCCATGTCGGCGTTGATGGCCCGCAGCATGGTCGCGATTTCGCGGTCGAGCATGGCACGGACCTGGCGAGCGGCCTCGGCGGGGTCGGAGACGCCATTGACCACGATGTCGCCGAAAGACACGGTGACCGGCGCGGGCGTTCGGCTCGCGCTGCCCATGCGCGCAAAGAGGGACTCGACGCGCTGGTCCAGATCCGACAGCGGCGTGATCCGCCCAGCCGTGTGCGGCGTGAACAGCTCCGGCTCGCGCTCGCCTACCAGGAAAGACCCGCTCGGCCAGACCGGGCCGCCGGTCGCCCGCCCGCCCGACCGCGGGCGCGGGTTGATCCCGCGGCTTGGATAGCGGGGGCTGTCAGCCGCCAGACGCGGCGTCCCGACCCGGTCGAGCGCGGCGTTGAGCCGGCCGACCGCGGCTGCGGCCGAGTCGATGGACGATGTGTCCACGACCGGCGTGACCGTCACCGACAAGGCGTTGATGATCTCCGTGCCCAGTCGGTCGGCTTCCTGCTGCGCCGCGACGCCGCCTTGGGCGATGGCCGCGACATAGGCGTCCAGATCGGCGCGGACGGCGTCCGGCAGGCCTGCGGTCATCCGGTCCAGCTCCGCCTCGGCCTCGGCAACCGCTTGGCGGAAGGGCGCAAGCGCCTCGGGCCCGACGCCCGACCGCTGCGCCTCAGTCGCGGCTGCCGCCCGAATCCGGGCCACCTCGCGCGCGGCGTCAAGAGTCGCGGCCGCGTCAGCTGCGCTGCGCAGCGGCGCCGGGGCGGCCGGGTCGAGCACTTCCATGCCCAGAAGGCGCCGGATCGGCGCGGGGATTTCCGGCCAAGTGATGATGCTGCTGAGGTCGATGCTGCCAACGGCGTCGATGATCCGGCCGGGCAGACCGGCGAACCAATCGATGATGTCGAAGAACGGCGCAATGAACGCTTGCGCGAATTCGTAGCCTTTCTGCTCGAACGCTGCCTTTTCCTCGTCGGTCAAGACCTCTTGCGTGAAGAAGGCCGAAATCGCCTCGCCCAGGCTGCTAAATATGTTGGCCAGCCCGCCCCAGGCATCGGCAATCAATTGTCCCAGAGGCGCAAACCACTCAAGGATCGGGCGAGCAGCTTCCAAATAGGGCTGAAGCCGTTCGCCCAAGGCTCGCCCGACCCCCGCAAAGACCGCCGAGATGCGGTCCCAGTAGCGCCAGATCACAACGCCTGCGGATGCAATCGCACCGACTGCGGCGCCGATCGCGGCCAAGGCCGGCGCGCTCAAGCCGCCGACCGCCGCCCCCAGTGCGGTTATGCCAGCGGACAGCATCCCGAAGCCCGGAATAGACCGGACGAGCACGGCGATCGCGTCGCCGATTCGCGCCAGGATGCCCGGCATCTGGCCGGTCGCTCGGGAGGCCAGCAGGGCGCGCAGCTGCAAGGTCGCGAAGAAACCCGCAACGGGCGTGCCCAGCGCCGTGATGGCGCGCAGGCCCCCAGCGAGCATGTAGAGCGCGCCGCCCTTGCCCAGCAGACCGATGAAAGTCAGCCCGGCCGCCGCGACGCGCAGACCGATCAGCGCCGCCGTCGTCCCGATGACGGCCTTGGTCAGCTCTGGATTCGCCTCAATGAAGCTCGTCACGGGCAACATCAGCCTGGTGAACTCGCGCACCAGCTGCGTCAGCGTGGGCAGCAGCGCCGTGCCGATCGCTATCTGGACGCCCTCGACCGCCGACTGGAACGCCCGCATCTGGCCGTTGAAGCCGGCCATCCGCACGTCTGCAACGCGCTGGGTCTCGCCGTCCAGCGTGGAGAGCTCCGCTGTCAGCGCCTCAACGCTTCTCGCCCCCTGCCGCAGCAGCGAGGTCATTGCCGGCCCGGCGCGCTGCCCGAAAAGTTGGGTCATCAGACCCGCGTCATTGGCATGGCCTTCAAGCTGCCGCATGATCTCGACGAAGGGCAGCATCCGCCCCTCGGCGTCGGTGACCTGCAAACCGATCTGCTCCATCGCTCGGGCGCTGGCGGCCAGGCTCTCGTCGAGGTCTTCGCCGTCGGCCACCAAATCCCCGACGCTGACGTCAAGAGCCTCCATGGCCGCCTGCGCGCCCGACGTTGGCGCAAGCAAACGGACGATCGCGCCGCGCAGGGCAGTACCCCCGAGGCTGCCCTGAAAGCCCGCATCGCCCATTCGGCCGAGGATTGCGGCGGTCTCGGCAAAGTCCATCCCCGCCGCCGCCGCAAGAGGCCCCGCATAGGTGAAGGCGTTCCCGAGTTGCTCCAGGTTGGTGTTCGTGCGCGTGAAAGTCCCGACCAGGATGTCTGAGACGCGGGTCAGCTCGCTGACCTGCAGCCCGTAGCCGGTCAGGATGTTTGAGACGATGTCGGCCGACCGCCCCAGGTCCATGTTTCCGGCGGCGGCCAGCGCAAGGGTCTGCGGCATGGCGCCCATGACCTGCTCGGCGTCGAAGCCGGCCATCGCCAGAAAGCCCATCCCGTCGGCGACCTGCGAGGCCGTGAACGTCGTCGTCCGGCCCAGCTCCATCGCCTGCTGGCGCATCGCTGCCAGTTGCTCTTCGCTCGCGCGCGAGACAACGGCGACGCCGTTCATCGCCTCCTCGAAGTTGGCCGAGGTCCGCACCGCCCGACCGATGGTCCGGTCAAGGACGTAGTAGCCGGCCACAGCGTCGATCAGGCCCATGCGCGCCACGCCAAGTGCGGCGTTGTTGCGCTCGATCGCGGCGCCGACGCGGGCCTGCGCCACGGCCATGTTGTCGGCCCAGGACGGCGCGGTCCTGGATGCGGACCCGGCCCGGTTGATCCGGCGCAGGCTGTCCTCAATCCCGCGCGCGGGACCGGTCACCTGGTCGATCAGCCGGACGATCAGCGAAGACGTCATGGTGCTCATCGGTGGGGCCTCGTGGCGCGGGCGATCCGCTCAGCCTGCCGGTACATCCGCAGCAGCAGCAAGATCGGCGTGCGCCGGCAGGTGTCGAAGGGAGTGTTCAGGATCGCCGCCGTCACCGCGACGATGGCGTCGCCGTGGCGGGCCACCATGCCGCTCAGCTCCCAGAGGATTGCGGCGCGGCTGCGGCGCCCTGCAGAAAAGGGGCGATGGCCTCCGCGATCCGGGCGAAGTCGCGAGCATTGATGCGCCGGATCACCTCGTCGGGCTGGCGCGACAGGGCTGCGGCGATGGCCCGCAGGTGGCGGACCTTGATCTGCTCGCCCTCGGCCGCATCGACGGTTTCGATCTTTTCGAGCGCCTCGACGTCGGGCTCGCGAAAGGTCAGGACGCGGATTTCGGTGCCGTCGGCGCCGGTGATCGGATGGGTCAGGGTGACAGACGTTTCGGGCCAAGACGCTGCGTTGGCGGCAGGCTCCGGGGCGATGGGGGCGGCTTGGGCAGTGGCGGTCATGGCGGCTATCCTCTGGCGGTAGGGCGGCAGGTGGCGCGGCGCCCCGATCTCGGGGGCGCCGCAGAAGTCGATTGTGCGCGCCGGATCAGCCGGTCACGCGCAGGATGCGGTTTTCGACGGCAAGCTGGTCAGCGCCGTTGACCCGCCAGGTGTTGGTGAAGAAATCCCACTCGACCCGCGGCGCGCCGTCAAACCAGAGCTCATAGCGGACGACGCCGTTGATGGCGTATTCGTGTCCCTGCATCTCGCCGCGCTGAAATGCGTCCGGTGCGACGCGCCCCAGGCGCCCCTCCATGATCGCCTTGCTCTCGATCGCCCGGCCCGTCCGCTGGTCGCGGATCACGCCGTAGGCCGAGAAGACGTTGCGATAGCGCGACGACAGGCCGAACTCCGCCAGCAGGTCGGGGTCGTACCCGTTGAGCTTGAAGGTGGGCTCCAGCTTCTGGATGCCGACCGCGAACTCGACCGCCACCGGCGCGCCGCCGGCATTGTGGTCGACGAACTGCTCCTGCAGGTCGGGCAGCTTCAGCTCGGCCAGGGTCAGATGCTTCGACTTGGTGGGGTCGTGGTCGCCGCAGAACAGATTCGCGGATTCCATCAGGTAGAAGGTGCCGGACATGGTCTATCCCCCGTCAGTTGGCGTTGATCTGCGCGACGAGCTCGTCCAGGAGCGCGTCAAGGGCGGGCCGGTAGCGCGACGAGCGGACGCCGAGCTGCCGCAGGACCGGCGCTTCTTCGGCCGCAAAATTGACCACGAAGCGGCCCGCCCGCAGGTTTTCGGGGCTGTTCAGGTCCCGCTCGAAGAAGACCCGGTAGCCCAGGATGTGACCCTCGGCCTGCAGGTCGCGCAGCGCGGTTTTCATCGTGTTCGTCACCGCTTCGATCGTCTGCCCGGTGATGTTGAACCGGCCGAGGTAGAAGCGCAGGGTCCGCAGCATCAGCAGGTGGATGTAGTCCCGCCCGCGGGTGACATTGTAGAACCGCCACAGCTCGTCCTCGCCTGCAGTGTCGGTGCCGACGAAGACGAAGCCGCCCGAGGCGATGGCGCCCTCGACCCCGGCCTGACCCCGCACGATGATCCCGCCGTTCTGCGACAGGATCGTCTGCCCCTCGGTCGCGCCGTCGGTCAGCGAGAAACCGATGTCGCGGCTGGGGCCGACGATGCCCTGCACGGGCTGGTTGGCCCAGGACCGGAACGGAGCGCCACCAAACTCGTGGTCGCGCCGGACCGCGATGCCCAAGACCGCGCCGACGCTGTCGATCTCGACCGCCGGCGAGCCGACCTTGACCCAAGTCTCCACCGGGATCAGCCGCTCGCTCTGGATTGTCTCGCGCCAGTCGGTCCAGGCCTGCAGCGTGCTGTGCGGGCCGGTGACGACCGCATGCGCCAGAATCGCCGAGCAGAGCGACGGCAGCGCCGCGCAGATCGGATTGGCCAGGTCGCTGACCGTCGCGGTGACGACCGCGCTTGCGCCCAGCGCCGAGGTGACGGCAATCGTCGGGGCACCGGTATAGCCCGATCCGGGGGTGGTGATCGAGACGCCCGTGATCGCGCCGCCAGCGCCGACCGAGGTGACGACCCCGGCAAAGCCGGTCCCGCCGCCGCCCGATCCGGTCAGCACATCGCCAACCTCGTAGCCCGTCCCCGCCGTGCCGATCGCGAGCGCCGTCACGCCGGTTTCGCGCTGATGCGTGTAGCCGGGCACGGCCAGGAGCCGCGGCACGACACCCAACTTCGGCCCAGCGTCGCGCAGCGCGTGGATGCCGGTGCGCAGCGCCGCATCGCCGGCAAGATTCGCCAGCGTCTCGGCGGTGCCCGCCCCTGCGGCAACGCGGACGATGACGACGCGCGCCGCCACCTGGAAATCGCCGAGCTGTGCGTTGATCAGCGCCAGCTGCCCGACCAGCGAGCCGGTCTGGCCGAGGTCGGCCGCGGCGCTCGGGTCGTCCGAAAAGACCAAAACCGGCGTGTTGATCGGGAAGCGATCGACGTCCGCGTCAGGCGCGGTCCCGACCAGGCCGATGATGGCCATGTCGGCCTTGGTCGCCGGCCGCGGTTCATTGTCCTGGCGCTGGATCGCGATGCCGAAGGTAGGGCTAGACATGCTGCTCTCTCCATGTGCAGACGGGCCCGGCACAGGTGCCGAGCCAAGGCTTCGGGGGCGGCGCGCGCGGCGCCGCAGGGTTGGGATCAGGAAGGCGCCGGGTCGGGTCCTGGCGCCGGGTTGTCGCCGCTCGGCGCGGCGAGGCTGTTCGTCAGGCCGGCGCCTCGGCAGGCGTGACCGCCTACTCTTCTTCTACCGGCACCGCCGTCAGACCCATTGCTGCCGTGCCAACTTCGGCCCAGCCGTCGGCGCCCGGCTCCGAGACGTTGCCCGCCGTGGTGCTGACCCAGGCCTTGCCATTGTGCCAGACCTCGAAGCCCTCGGGAAAGCCGCTTTCGGCCCCGAATATCTGCTGCCAGTGGGGCAGATACCGACCCTCGTGATGGCGAGTCCCCAGCCTCGGCAAATCGGCGCAATCGCGCCAGATGCCGGGCAGGCCGATGCTGGCGCAGTAGGCAGCCGCGTCGGCTTCCTCCGGCGGGATGACGATGATCTGGATGACATCCCCGTTGTCGTCCAGGCGTGCTGCGTAGCGTTCCATCAGGCCACTCCGATCTTGTAGCGCACCACGACGACGCCCGACCCGCCGTTGCCGCCAAGCCCCGACTGAGCGCCGCCGCCGCCGCCGCCCCTGTTCGCGGCGCCGTTCTGGGCGTTCGCCGACAGGTTCGCCCCGTTGCCCCCGCCGCCCGTGCCGCCCGTGCCGCCAGCGTTGCCGCCGCCGGCGCTTCCGTTGCGTCCGCCGCCGCCGCCCCCGGCATAGACGACCGAGGTCCCGGTGATCGACGATGCAAGCCCCGCGCCGCCGTTCCCGCCGTTGCGGTCGGTCGCGTTCTGCCCTGCGGCGCCCGCGCCACCGCCCCCGCCGCCCGCCGAAATGTCGGTATTTGCGGTGGGCGAGCCTGCGCCGCCACTGTTGCCCTGCCCGGCGGTCCCCGCTCCGCCCGCGAACAGCCGCGTCCCGCCGCCGCCGCTGCCGCCGGTCAGGCCCTGGGACGACTGCCCGGTGCCGACAACACCGCCCCCACCCCCGCCCAGCGCGGTGATGGCATTGAAGCTGCTGCTGCTGCCCGACGATCCATTCGTGCCACCGGCGCCACCCGCCCCGCCAG